GAAACCTCTTCTTCTAATGAACAGTATTGCAAACATCCTTGATAATCTACAGGAGAATAATAATAAAACCCTGCCTTGTAAGGTTTTACACAATAAATCTCTACTGTTTCACTTTTTCTACCAAACTTATAAGCTGGTATTCTTTTTGGTTTGTCTGAAGGCTTTAGTTCATCCCATTTAGGATGATAATAAAAAGCTTTTATTTTACCTTCTTTAGCTTTTTCTGCTCTTAATGTTTCAGTAGGAAAATGTCTTAATGACATAATCTTTGTTTTGGCTTTATTATAAACAACTTGTATTGCTGCTTGACCTAAGAGTTTTAAATCGCTAACAATTTTTCTTACATCTTTGTCTTTTAATATTTCTTGCATTTTTCCAAACTGAACAGCGTTAGTTTCAGAATCGGTAGCATTTAAACCTCTACCATAAATTAAGTCAGATATACCGTTTATACATCTTGAGTTTGTTGGACTGCCTAAATATTTTTCTATAAGGTCACCAAAATAATTATTATGGTCACCATATTCAACCCAGTTATGTCTTGTTGATTCTCTTATGCTTGGAACTTCATATCCAGAAAGATTTATTATTTTTATTTTATTCATGCTATTCTAATATTATATATTTTTGAGCTACTTCATCTGGGTCTGCATACTGATTATATTTATTACTGTTTAATGTGTGGTCTGTTGTATTATCAGTTTGTGAAGTACAATATGCTTTACCTCTAAATAATAAAGTAGAACCTTGTTTCAACTCAAATGAATAGCTGTTTTCTGCTGTTAAAATAGTAAATGCTATAGACATTTGCAAAAAATTACCGTTAGTAGATAAACTAGAAGTAATGTCGTTTATCGTTTGAGTTTTTCTTGTACCGTCTTCTTTTATAACCATAGATAAATCACTAGCAACCGTATATGCTCTAGGTATAATACTAATTGTTTGTGCGTTAGTAGTAGGCGATAATCTTATCATACTTATATAACCTATTAAGTCTATTATTGTTCAAAAAAAAAGAGGACAAAATGCCCTCTTTTATATTTAAGAACCTACTCTGTTTAAGAGTTAGTACCTTGTGTTACAGTTACTGTTCCAGTCATTCCTGCGAATGGGTCTGCTGCTGTAGCACCTTCTAAGAAATTAGCTGGTTTTGTTTCCATACCAGTAAGTGTTAAAGTATATCCAGATAAATCTCCCATAGCTGCACCAGTTACAATAGTACCACCTGATACGTCTGCACCGTGTTCTGCACCCATTAGAAATGCGTTGTTATTGTAATCTTGTACAATTACGTGAGGTCTTCCGAAAGCTAATAACTTTAATTCTTTGTGGTCTTGAACAGTCAATTTGTGTAATGTTAAGTTTAAAGTTTGCTCAAAGAATGTTGTACCATTTTCTCTTGAACTGTTGATTGTTTGTTCAAAAGATGAGTTACCTTTTACTTCGTACTCAAAAACTGTTACTGTACCTAAATCTTCAACTACATCTGTATCTGTTGAATCGTAAGCAATAGTTATATCCCCAAAGTCAGCGAAATAGACAGCTTTTATACCACCTACGACATCTTTACAAGGTTCTTTTCTTCCTTTTGTTAAATCACAAGCCATAATTTTTATATTTTATAAAAAAAGGCAGGTAGTAAATTTCCACCTACCTTTTTTATGTTAAACAATTAGTTTTATTATGATGTAGCGTATAATACTACTTCAGTTCCAATTCCGTGCTGAATACCAGCAGTAAATCTCATTACAACTCTCACATTTTGAGAACCGTCTAAGTCAGCCATATCAATTACTTTTACTTCATTTTGGTCAGAAATTAATCCTGTTCCGAAGAATAAGTTTGATTTTTGAGCTGCAACTGCATCATTGTCAGATAGACCAGGTGCGTGTAGCACTTGAATACCATCAAATGATAAACCTGCACCCATGTTATACCATTGAGTACCTTGGTCGTTAGTACCTGCTGCTCCTAATCCTGAAGCACCAAATCCACCTAAAGCTCTAATGTAGTTTCTGTACATATTACCTGGTAGATAGATAGCCATATCCTCTGCACCATATACAGTTGAAGGAATAGCGTCTGCTATTTTACCTAACTCTTCTATGATGTTTGCAGAAGTTGAAGATGTACCTGTTACATCAACTACGTCTGAATCAGCACCTAAAGTAGTGATGAACCCATCAAATTGTCCTTCAGTTGCGTTAGTACCTGTCCAGATGTTAGTTTCCATTCTTTGAGCTACTTTGTCTGCTACATGAGCAATTAAAAAGTCAGAGAAAGAAGGAGGTAAGTTGTCAAATGCAGAAAATCCCATTTGAACTGCTTCCCAATCACTTCTAAAATCCTTTTTACAAAGTTCTAAATTTACCTGAAATTCCTCTGGTTGTAAGATTCTTTCAGTTAGTGTAAGTGTTGATGTGTCTGTAAAGTCACAAGTAGCATTTTTAACTATATCGTTAGTTGCTGCTTTTTTCATCACTTGCTTAAATTTAACATTAGGTACTACTGTTATGTTACCTTCTGCTAAAGTTTTACCTGATAATAAAGCTGCTGAAATATATTTACCAGCAAATTCACCAGCGTAAGTAGTAGTTATTGAAGTTGTTGTTGCCATTTTAAATTAATTTAATTATTAGATATTGCGTTTAATACTCTATTATAAGTAGTGTTTCTGTTTGCATTAGGTGAAAACTTAACACCAATTTTCTCACTTACTTTGTTTTCAGGTGAGTGAGATATAGCTTCAGCAGGTTCTTCTGAAGATAGTTCTTGTGGAACTTCCTCTTTAGTCTCGTCTTTAGCTTCTACCATTCCTTTTAATTTCTCTACCATAGACTTAAGCTCTGCCATTTCTTCTTTTGTAGCATATTTTTCCTCATTGTACTCCTCATGGTCAGGAGTGTGAGTCATTTCGCTTTCATCTTGATATTCTTCTTCCATAGTATTTAATTCTACATCAGAAGTTTCTACTTTAGCTTCTTCAACAGAAGCTTCTTCTTTTAATTCAACTTCGTTAGTAGAAGCAATTACTTCTTCTTCTGAATTTGTTGATAAAAGAACATCTTTGATTTTAGTTACAATTTCACTTGCTTTCATAATAAGATAGATTATTTATATCTATTACTTATTATTTTTCTTTTGTTGTATTTTTAAACTTTACCAACTCCTTGAGCTTCAAGCGTTCCATCACAGCAGTCTTTGTGATAGGTTTTACCATCAGGGCATAAACAACCCCTACTTGAAGATTTAGGGCTTGAATTGCTTACTGTAGCGTTTTTTCTTCTTTTTTTATTTGGTTTTTTATCTCTACTTGGGTAATATCCTGGCATAATTATATATTTAGTTATTTACTTGATTTTGGATGTTTAGATGGGAGTATGTCATTATCTGTAACGTATTTTGCATTTTGTGGTCTTCCGTTCTTCACTAAATACAGAAACGCATTGACTCGTGCAAATGCCCATTGACTAGGACTGTTAACTCTTGGAGAGCTACTCCTGTTAAACGCACCAAGACCTCTTTGGAAGACCGAAGCTAACATACCAACTGTAACACCATAACCTAACTTTTCTTTATATCTTTTGTTAAAGTCATCAGCTTTTTTTTGTAATGTTTTTCTGTCTTTCGCAGATACTTTAGCACCTCTTTTTCCTTTTGCTGTACCTCTAGCTGTACCCTTACCTTTTGGGTTTCTATTAGGAGTGTCTGATGCAGGTGCTTTTGGTGATTTTCTAATACCACCTCTTGGACCTACTTCAGCAAGTTCCTGCTCTGTCATTTTTACGCATTTGTGTTTTACATAATCCTTTTTATATCCTGGTGGACATTTGTATTTTTTTCTAAACTCCTCTTCTAATGAGTGTTGCTTACATGGCATATACCAAGTTTGATTTTCAAACTCGTGTTCGTGTATTCCTTCACATCCAATGTCACCTGCTATTTTTTCTGCTTGTTCTTTTGAAGCATAAGCAAGTCTATCCATTATAATTGCAAAGTCATCATTTACTTTTTCAGAATATAAATCTACAGATAATTCATCTAATCCTTTAAGTTTAGATTCTGTCCAGTTAAACATAGACTTACCACCCCATAATAAATATGATATAGTTCCACAAGCTTCATTATCTCCTTCTTTATAATAAGTTTCTGCTCTTGAAAGATAAGAGTATATGCGTTTAAGAGTAGGCAAAGTAAATTTTTCTCCTCTTTCTAACTGTCTAGCTCTAGTTTTACCAACAGCAGTAGCACATTTATTATTTACTTCTTTGTTATACTTTATACCTCTAATAGCATTATTTCTTGCAGACTCTGGATAACCACCATAAGACTCTAATTCTACTTCTTCTGTAAGAGCAGCTAATACTTCTCTTAATTCATATTCTGCGTTCAGTTCATCTATTTCTTCTCTTATACTTTCATTAGGTCTTTCCATTTTATCAGCAAAGTATCCTTCTATAGAAAATCCTTTAACTTCTCCTTTTTTTGCTGCTTCCCAAACTTTATCATTTAAAACCTTCATTGACACCATCCAAGTACCTTTTGGCAAGTCAAACCCATAAGCAGCAGCTTTGTCTTTTTTTGGGTCTTCAATAAGCCAAGATTCTACAACAGACATATCTTGTAAATCTATTGTGTGTTCAAATGTAGAGTTCTGATGTTTATTTTTTATAAAGAACAGCTCTGATGCTTTTCTAACTGTATCTTCAGAAAAGTATATAAAATAATTAGTATTGTCATCATCAGCACCTTTTCTAAATATCTTCTTGTTAGGAATAAGTGCAGGTCCCATTAGTATTCTTTTCTCTGCATCAACTTCTGCAAGTCTTACCTCTTTATGTTCTTTTAGTGCTATAAAATCTTCTTCTATAGCTGGGTTTTCAACTACTGATATTGCTTGAATACCACTAATCTCATTATCTTCATCTATGATAAGTTCTATTATTTTTTCCATAACTATATAACCTTATTGAGTTTATTTTGTTTTATTATCCTAATGATGCTCCTTGTATCGTACTGCGTTCAAGCTCTTGTGCAGTTGTAACGTCTGATGCTACAACAAACGCCTTTATAGGTTTACCTTCTGCTCCAGCTATTGTTTGTGCAAGTTGACTTGTTTGTGTTGCACCTACTACGTTGAAGTCTGGAGCTTGTATTTGTGGAGCTTCTGAACCAGCTGACGCTTGTGGAACATTAGCCTGTATTCCACCTCCTTTAGATTTTAATGATGTAGCCAATATACTTGCTATTGATAGTCCTGCTCCTATTTTTGTAATGCTTACACCTTTTGCTAATAATGCGTTGTTTTTAATAACCTGTGCTGCTGCTAATCCTGGTCCAATAAATGGTATGGAAGCGTAGGCTGCTTGAGCTTGTAGATTTGCTGCTTGAGCTGCTGCTGTTTGAGTTGCTATACTCTGTTGAGCTTTTATAACAATGTCTGCTATGGCTGCTCCTTTTTCTATTACTATAGCTGCTTTTGCAAGAGCTGTTCCTTCACCAGCTATGGCAGTTAAGGTACTTGCTATTTTTTGTGCAAATTGAACTTTTTGTGTTTCAATATTCTGTTCTGCTTTAAGTCTGTCTTGTTGGTATCTTATAATTGCTTGATTTAATCTTAACTGTCTTAGCTTATCTCTTTCTGCATCTCTGTCTTTTCTTAATTGTTCAGCTTCATCTCTAGCTGCTTGTCTGTCCATTTCAGCTTGAATCTTTTGGTCAAAATCTTGCCTTATTAATTCTTTTAGCTCTTCACCTGCTTTCAATTCTTCTGCTTCTGCTAAGGCAAAATCTCTTTGTTGTTCAAGCTGCGTTAGTTTATCAGCAGCGTCATCTACAGCTACAGCTTTTTTATATCTTTCTGTAAGAGACTTAATTCTTCTTAATCTTTCATCTAATTTATTCTCTGCATCACTCTCATCTTCATCTGTTCCATAAAGTTGGTCAACTATTGATGGAGTTTCTTCTAGTAGTTTTTGTAGTTCTAACTGTAATTTTGCTATTGTTTTATTAGACTTCTCATTACGTTGTATAGATTTCTCTTGTCCCCTTCCAATTTCATCAACTAAAGTCTTAGATACATTACCAAAGTTTTGTATTCCTTTAATAACTTTACCAAAAATAGAAGTTCTTTCTAAAAGTGTTTTATTGTCTTCTTCTAATAGTTTTGATTGTTCTTCTTGTATAGCATTTGTTATAGCTTCTACTTGACTTCTTCTTGTTATAAGCTCAATCTGTTTTGCTATAGCAACATTTACTTTATCAGTACCAATTTGTTCAAGAGTAATATTTTCTAAAAACTCTGGGTAGTCTTTATTAAGTTTTTCTACAGCTATTTGTCTTTTCTCTGTAGATAGTGCAGCGTTGTTTGCTGTTTGTACTAATATGTTTAATTGTGCTACTTCATCACCTGCATTTTTAGCACCCTCTCTCATTGCTTTGTTTAACTCTTTGACACCTTCAGCAAACATTGATAAGTTAATTTTACCTCCTTCTAAAAGAGTAATAAAAGTTTGGAATAAAATAACTATTCCTAAAGGACCCATTAATACTTTACCAAGTTGTTGTAAACCTGCAATAAGACCTCCAGATGTAGAAACAAGAGTAATAAATAGAGATGATAATTGTTGTAAGTTGTTTGCCATACCTCTAATTCCATAATTAGAATCAGAAATAGTTCTACCAAATTCTTGAACAGTTGCACCAGCCAAACCTGTTTTGTCAATCATGTTGGCATTTTTCTTAACTTGCTCTCCAGTAACATCTGTTAAGGCGTGTAAGTCATTTTCTAACTTCATTATATGAACACTTTGCTCTCTATAGAGCTTATTGTTTTTTGTGTTCTCGTCTCTTAACTTTTTTAATTGATTTATTTGCCCTTGTATAGCAGCCGCAGAAAGTTTACCTGCTGTTGTATTTTCTTCAATATCTTTAGTTAGGGCATCAAAAGCTTTACTTGCATCTTTAGTTTTTACACCAAGCTTTTCGATTACGACTGTTCCCTTGTCATCAATCTTTATTTCGTATAATAATTCTCTTTTACTTGCTACTGCCATACCATCTGCGTTTAATATAATCTTTAGCTTCTGATATTGTCAAAGGTGCTTTGTGTTTACCTTTAGCAATATCTATATAAGGATTAACTCCATAAAAATTATCTGTCTTAAGTAACTCTATAATTAATTTTATCATTATTCGTCTGTTTGGTCTGCTGTTATTAGTGCGTTATCTGCATATATGTCTGTTGCATCTACTGTTAGGTTACCTACAACTGGTGTTGGTGTTGGTGTTACTGAACATGAAGCGTTATAAATTAAATTGTTTTGACCTCCCATATAACCGTGATTGAAACATTCATAACTAATTGTTCCAAAATCACCATTTACTGTTACAGTTACATCTCCATAATAATATGTATAAGTATTTCCGTCTGCTCCTGCTTTAGTTCCACCAGAAGAAGTACCTGTATAACTTATTAATGTTTCTTTACCATTATTTAAAAAAGCAATAGGATGAGCTGAAGGCACGTTACTAAAAGTGTAAGTTCCTGAAGCCATCTGATATACGCCATATTTATTGTCAAATATATATAGATAACCTCCTGTTATAGATTCTACTCTTACCTCAAATATAGAAGGCAGACATAAATAACTAGCAACAGAATATGTTGAAATAAGTTCTAAGTCTGCTTTACCAGTTACTATATCTAAACTTATACTATTTATGTTATATTTTTCTCCTGATACAACGATTGTGTCTGCTAATGAAAAGTTTGTTATAAAAGCATTAGTCAACACTGCTTTTAATTTTGTTAACCTATTAAATCTATTAAATATAGATGTAATGTAATTTTGATAATATTCTGAATATAAGTTTTCTGTATAACTTTGTGAATTATCTATGTCGGCATTATATTCATTTTTTTCTGCTCCAAAGTGATTTGTTTTTGATATAGATGTAGATACAGCATTGCTTGGTATAAAATAAGATGATGTAGTTGTGTGTGCAGTTCTACTATTATAAACATAAGGTATAGTTTCTCCTGTAATAAGTATAGGATAAAACAATAAAGGTTTTCCTATATATGGATTATATTTTTCTTGTGTTCCTGAAGCAGAATCCTCATTAGATTTTGTTACACTAAACCCAACTTGTATGTCTGACCAACTAGAAGCTGTATTGTCATATAGTTTTTCAAATTTCATGTGGCCAAAAGGAGGTATAATTTTATATTCTTTTTGGAATCTACTATTACCTTGAACTTCATATTCTTCACCACCCCAAGTAATATTATTTACTTCTTTGTGTTGTTTTGCTAGAAGTGAACCTGTATCTTCATACTCAAACATAATTTTTGTGTATGGCAGAGTTTTATTTACTGCACTTTTAGATATATCTATTTTACTTGTCAAGTCTGTTTCAACAAGTGATGATGAATAAAAATCATCTAATGTTTTTACAACAATCGTTTTTTGTGTGGGAGAATCATTTCTTACTTCTGCAACAAGATTAAACATTTTAAATAAACCTGTAAGAAATCCTAAAACCGTTACATCAGGCATATTTTCATGTGTAAAAAATATACCTGTTGAGTTTGTTGTTAAATTAGATGCAGCTCTAACAATGTCTGGTATTTGCAATTCAAATTCTCTATCTACTCTTGCTATTAATGTTAATTGAAAACCAGAGTCAAAGTTTATAGGAGAACCTGTATCTGTTATAATTGTGAATGTATAAGTTCCTTCCTCTAAATCTACTTCTAAATAATCTGATGTTCCTGTTTCAACTTGTTGTGTAAATTCAGCATATAAAGAACCATTTCTCTCTATTCTAACATCATATTTAGTTGTAGTGTCTGAACTAACAAGACTCAACCTCGAAAGTACACTTTCTACTTTAGGACTATCTATTGTTATTTTTACTTTATCTGCAACAGTTCCTGTTCCTATTCCTGATGAATTTATAAATTGTGCTGTAAAAGCTGCACCGTGTCCTGCTGTAATATTAGAAACAACTGTTCCTACTGCGAATTTATCTATTAACGTAGTTACTTTTCCTTCTTCTTCCCTACTAACTATTTTACCTTCTTTTTGATGTAGCCACATATAAAGATTATAATAATCTAAATTTGTAGTATTAAAAAAATCAGTAGAGAAAGAAACTGTCTCATTACCTTCTGATAATAATTTTTCTATAGCTTTTATTATTATGTCAATTCTAATAGCTGGTTTTAGCTGGTCCCAACTAATTCCGTTTCTTTTACTATTTAAAGGATAATTTGATGCGTTATAATACAAATTGCCATCTTCTAAAGCTCCGTAGTAAACAGTATCACTGTCATAATATGACCTTTCTGTATGCGTTATAAGAGGAACAACTAAAGGTTGTGTATGAGTAGTACCTGTTTGGTCTGTTACATTTTTTGATGATGTTAGGTACTCATATATACTATCAGTTCCTGTTGCTTGATAATTTAAAAAGAAGTCCTTTAGGAAATTTAACTCACTGAGTTTAGTGTTATCCAATCTTTCTTTTAGAAACCTTAAGTTACCATAAAAAGTAACCCTATATGTTGAAGGTCTATTGTGTTTTAAATCCACCCCTTCAAGCATTATAAATCCATTTCTAAACACTCTGCTGTTTATTTCTATTCTTGACTCTTTAGAAACAGATGCGTCAAAACCATCAATAGAAAAATTATAATAATGTTTAAATACTTTGTTATTTCTATCAGTTGCAGGAAGAGTAAAGTTTTTGCTAAAGTCAGTAAATATTTTAGCAGGGTCTTTAACATCTTTTATAGATGATTGTATATTTATAGAACCATCTTGAAAAACATCAACCTGTTCATTTTCTATGAAAAGTTGTACTATTTGTTTCATTATCTAACAGTATTTATACCATCAAAAGCATAATCAAATGTAACAGTATAATTTACAAGTTTGTCGTTTACGTGAGTTTTATATGTAAAACTACTGTCTTTAACTGCAACAGGAACAGTATCTCCATCCTCTGTAATCCATATATCCTCTGATTGCATCAACTGTCTTATAGTTTCGTTATACTCTTCTTTTAAATATCCTGTGTTTAATGTTATAGATTTTTGACTTGTAACATCTTGTACGATAGTTGTTGGATTATAACTATTATAATTAACCGAAGATGTTGAAGAGAAGATTGTGCTTGTGTTATATGAATCTCTTTGTACACTAAGTTCATCTGTTCTTTTTTTGTTAAACCATAGGTCTTGTATTGCACCAAATTTATTTACAAATGATATTTTATAATTATCATATTTACTACAATCTAAATAAACAGGAAATATGGTTTCTCTTGCTGTAGTATTATTTATAATTACACCACTTTCTATGTTTAAGTTAGTAGATGTAATTTCTATTTTTGTTGCATTTACACCACTTTCCACATACCTTATATAATCGTTAGAATCTTCTGTTGTCGGAATATTTGAAAGAATATTAAATCCTTTTGTGTCTGAAACAAACTCTGTCCCTGCTGCACTCTTACTGTAAAACTTTACTGATGTAACTCCTGTTGGTCCAACATAAACAGGAAATCTAATTGTACCATTTTCAGGAATATATAAAAATTCATTTGATATTAATTTAGATGTAGATAAAGAAGAGTTGATTCCATTTTGAAAATATCCATATCCTTTTGTAGCAACACCATAAGCGTTTTCAAATGTTGGATAACTTAAATCACTATAATCATTTCTTTTATCATAAGACCACCAACAAGTTGATTTTATGTTTCCTTTTGTATAGTTGTTAGTAAAAACTAAATCTACATAATCTTGAATAAGTTCAGATAATTCAAATCTAATTGTATTATTAGAGTCTGGATTTGTTTTTGTTATACTGTATTGAGGTGAGGACGGTTTATTGTTATATGAACCTGTCCAACAATACAATTCTAAAGTAGAGCTTGATAATACTGCCATTGTAATCTTTTAGTATATAACTAAAAAAATAAATATAGTATTAAACCAATTTATAATGAACAAATAGATTATTAAAATATAAACCCTGATATGGCTCATTTCTTCCGTGTAAACAAGATGCAGATTCATATATTATCATATCACCAACTTCTGCATATACTTTATGCCATCTACCTTTATGGTCTTGTATATCTAAAGCCCAATCTGCTCCAAACTCTTTATTAGAGCATCCACATCTTAAATCTTTATCTACAACAATGATAGATGCAATATGATGAGTTTCTACTCTGTCTTTATGCTCAACCAAAGTAGCTCCTCTTTTATAAGAACGAATACCATATACAAATGTTTTTTCTATATCATGATTACAAAAGTCTTTATGTATTTGATATAGACCTTCATGTATTTCATTTCTAACTTCATTAGAGATGTTTATAATGTGACTTAAACCACTTCCTTTTATATAATGGTCTTTGCCCTCAAAAACCTCATTGACTTCATTTTGTTTTTTAGAGTTGTATTCTTTTTGTATTATATCCCAAACATCTTTAGGACATTTTGTTACCTCAAAACCAGTCTCTGTAAGTTTAGGTATTTGGTCGTAGCTTGTATATTGCATACACAAATATAGTAAAATCTAACAAAGAGTTAAATTAGATACTTGCCCAGGATTTGTTACTCCTATTCTAAAACTATACCCATCTTCACTTCTAACAAAGTTATTACTTGATGGTGTGTATAAGCTTGTTAAGGATTCATTTAGATATAAATAAGTTCCGTCTGCTAATGTTCCAGAATACGCAAGTTTTACATCATAAGTTGAAATATTACTACAAGCTGCTGAAGATGTAGATTCTGTTGAGCTTGAAACACGAAACTTATTAATTGTAGGTGTTGGAGTCGGTGTAGGTGTCGGAGCTGGTGCATTACCTGCTTCACATTCTGCACAAGATGTATATTGAACAAAGTTTGCTATATTCTCGCTTGAAGCTGTACCTGCTGTACCCTTATCATTCATACATATTCCATCAAATATACTTACTGGCCAACCACTACCACTTGCTAAATCAGTTGTACTTCCATATTCCTTTAATACATCAAGACCTGTTTCACAATCTACATATTGTCTAAAATATGCAAGAGTTGGTGTAGGCGTAGGTGTTGGTGTAGGAGGTGTAGGTGGTATAGATGCTTCACATTCTGCACAATTAGCAAATTGTAAAAAGTTAGATATGTCAACTGCTTCAGGGTCTTGTTGGTTAT